CTCGATGTTTCTCGTCCATTGGTAGTAGTAGATGTTTTTACTGTAGTATTGCCCGAAAAAGATGCAGTACTATTAAATAACGCTCCTAACGTGGTTGACGTTAATTCTATGTTATATGGTATTGTTCCGGCAGATTGTCCTGATGCAACATTGTTTTGTACAACGATTCCCTGACATTCATATTCAGTTAACTTATTGGCAATATGAAACTTGATGTTAGTAAACTGAAAAGGAATATATTTTTCTACTATTGCAGTTCGGTCCGTTAGCCCTGTTTGAGTATTTTGATTGGCATTTGATACAGGTACTAATTTACCATTTTGATCATATCCGTAAAATCTTATTACCATAAGATAATTCTGAGCCAGATAATTTTGTACGTTACCGAGATATTGTTTAACAGCACGATATAGATTATCTAATAGAGTAATTCCATTTGGCTCGGTAATTCTAATACTTACTTCATAGCTGGCGTGAGCACTTCTTGTTCCTTTACCCGGCATCAAAGTAGTTAATTTAACTTCGTCAATATAGTAATCAAGTGGGAAAAATTGATTACGACCAGTAGCAGGACCCCATTCAGATGATGTTGGTATTTCTGTCGGTGCGCCGCCGGACTGCATCAATAATTGTGCTCCAGATATTAAATGTTGGCTATTATTAACCATATTTGAATAGTCTGTTTGATTCAAAAGATATAAACTGATGTTGTAGGTATACGAAGCATATTTGTCAAGCACATTGGCCTGAGGTTGAACTAAGGCATTCTGTCCTGACGACGCAAGTTGATTAATACGAGAAATAGTTGCCGCAGAACTATCATCGCTGGAAATAGCATTAACAGCTTGAGCAGCGATAGATGATGCAGAGGTAATAGGGCTGGTATTTAATGTCGGCTGTGCAGTCGGCGGAGGTACTGCTTGTGTGGTTGTTAAGGAACGTGTAGGGTCGGATGTTCCAGTGGTAGTATTATTTGCCGCGCTATAACCGGTTGCATTAGTGGGAACAGTATTGGCAGCAGGTACTACTCTACCTGTATTTGGATCAGTTTTTAAAGCGGATGCAGCAGGGCTCTGTGTTGTTGCTCCGTCATCGCGAGCTGCTTGAGATTCAGCAACAGAAGTTCCTGCGTTTTGTGAACCAACTGTGGTATTTCCTACTTGATCATAATACTGTTGAAGAACCCACGACGGTACCGATATTGGATCTACATCAATTTGTAGACTAAGATACTCAATTTGATTAGGCGTTAACTGTGTACCTTGAGTATAACCCGAGTTACCGATATAATAAATTAATGCCATTTAGAATCCCAATGCTGTTTGTAAGGTAGTGATTTTTGGTAAAAATATTGATACACCAGGTGCGAAATCCCAAGGCGGTGCAGTTAGAGTATTTGGATTACGTTGATAAAATACCCACCAAAGTTCAGGATGATTATATAGATCATACGCTAACAAATCAGGTCTGTATTGATAAGTTTGATTGATTGTAAAATATTGATCGTCTTGCTCTCTGGGTATAGGTCTATTGACCATAACATCCAGGTAAAATTGTGTATATTGCGTCAGAAAGTACGGACTTGTTGAACCGTAAGTTGCAGTCATTACCAGAAGCCTCCTTTGATTAAGTCACCGTTGGCAAACTTAGACAAGCTAAATTGCTGACTAACCTGCTGTCGAGTTTGCACTGGTAATAAGGTAATGCCAATTTCCATTTTAGTAGGGACATAAGTAGGCAAATCTACCTGTAGCGTTGCTGCCGGAGGTGGACCACTAATAGCACCTTTAGTTAGATTGTTATTGGCTAATCTTACTTGGCTCGAACTCGCTGTATTAGAAGGCAAGTTTTGTTGATCTCTACGGTTATTTAAATTATTACCTTGATTACTTACGCTGGTTGCACGTATATAATCAACATCGGCAGGCAAGTTATAATCAAACTGTGCAATTACGCAGGGTTGCAGATTAAACTGATAAGTTCCTAATCCTTGCAGGAACACCAACGGTGGCGGCGATCCTCGATAGTTAGTATCTTGTCCATAAAACATTTTTGTTGCTGAACGGAAAAAATGTATTACTGCTAATAGATAGTTAGCTTCGTTAGTATCTTGTGCAGTAAAAACTGCTTGTATACGTACTTCGCCCACAGAACTATTTTGATAAAAATATCCTTTGTAGTTGCTATGTGTTAAATCGTAACTGCTATAGTTTGCCTTATAGCTTGTATTAATAGTAGGTGTATACGGAAATATAACTCCGTCTGTTATGTATAATGGTTGTAGTATTCCTGCACCATCTGGATTATTATAAAGATATTGACTGCCGCCTGCTAATCTCAGCTTAACACGCCAATCGCCGTCGTTGGCCTGTTTACGCTGTGCCTGTATCTGTGCTGTTTGCTGTGCTAATTGTTTTTGTGCAGCAGCTTGATCAGCAGCCGACTGATCGACCGCTGGATAATTTGTAACATTGTTAGTTGGGGATACTGGCGGTTGCGGCTGTGGATTTTCAGACAACCAAACTGCAAGTACCGAAGGATCTCCTTGATGTGCAATATATTGTTCTTGCCAGGCAGCAAGTGCAGCATTATAAGCATCTACCTGAGAATTGTAACTTGAACTGTAAGGGCTAGCGGTATTTGTTGTAACGGCAGGTGTGACTACTGTGGCCATAATGATTATCCTATCACTTATTTATTGTCTATAAAAACGGCTAACTTTATAAAAATCAGTTGTTTTTTTACAACGAACCTGTTATAATAAGTAATCGACATTGGAGAACTATATTGTCTGAGGCCACTCCCAAAACAAAAGCATTTAAAACACCTGCTAAAGTAAATTATCTCAACAACAGAGATTTACTAAAACAAATACATCTAAGTAAAAATACATATTGTTCGTTTTTAGATCCAAAAACTGATCATCAATACGACATTATTCTTGGATCGTTAAGCAAGATCAATCAACGTACTATTGTAGAAGCAAGACGCAATCGTGCAGATCGCATCAAAAGAGAAACTGGTGAGATCGTTGATCAAAAGAAGATTCCCAATACTGATCTAGTGTTTAGAATTAACACTTGGGAACATATACCGATTGCACCAAAAAAAGTACCCAAAACTGCTACTAAAAAGAAAAATCTCAAAGAGATTCTAGTACTAGATGATGAAGAATCTGTTGAGGATCCACTAGCAGATATCGTAGATGAAGTTATTTTAGATCCCACTCATGTACGTGTTAACTTCCCTCCGTTTTATCATTATCGTATAACCGAAGATAAAGAACCTTATCTAGTGGGCAAAAGCCACTGGAAAGGCGATTTAGAAACCGGAGAATATTCAAGGGATCACGGTACTATGACTGCCGAATTAGCACGTATGTTTTTAAAGTTATGTGAACGTTATGCTACACGTAGTAACTGGCGTGGTTATACTTACAACGAAGAAATGCGCGGCCAGGCATTGCTACAGTTGAGCCAAATTGGTCTACAGTTTGATGAAGCCAAAAGCCAAAACCCATTTGCCTACTATACTGCTGCTATTACCAACAGTTTTACTCGAATCTTAAACATCGAAAAGAAAAATCAAAACATTCGCGATGATATATTAGAAATGAATGGGCTGAATCCTTCCTGGACTAGACTGAACTCAAATAAAAGTTACCAAAAACCCGGGCCGGTTACTATCGTTGATCCTAGTACATATACATTGCCGGATGACTTGACTGAGCTGGAATAGAATCTGTATAATAAGTGTTACTTGCGGTATTTTCAAAGGATATAATGAGTAACTTATTTAAAAAGGTCGCAGTCTGCACTGATATACATTGGGGTTTGAAATCTAATAGCCTAACACACAATCAAGACTGCGAAGCATTTATCGATTGGTTTATTGCTACTGCTCAGGAGCAAGGCTGCGAAACTGGAATGTTCTTGGGTGACTGGCATAATCATCGTGCCAGTATTAACCTACAGACTCTCCAGTTTAGCCTGCGTGCATTAGAAAAACTGTCAGCTGCATTTGATCAGTTCTATTTCATTCCTGGCAATCACGACCTATACTACAGGGACAAGAGAGATATTCACGGAGTTGAGTGGGCGCGGCATTTGCCTAATATACATATCATCAATGATTGGTTTAAGGAAGGCGATGTTGTTATTGCTCCTTGGCTAGTCGGCGATGACTATAAAAAGATTCCTAAACTGTCTGGGCAATATTGTTTTGGACATTTTGAGTTGCCGCACTTTAAGATGAATGCCATGGTAGAAATGCCTGATCACGGCGACCTTAAAGTAGACAACTTTGGCGGATTTGAATCTGTTTATTCCGGGCACTTTCATCTGCGACAACAAAAACGCAACATCACCTATATTGGCAACTGTTTCCCTCACAATTTTGCCGATGCCGGCGACGATCAAAGAGGTATGATGATCAAGGAGTGGGGCAAACAAGATCAATACTTTGCGTGGCCCAATCAGCCTCAGTATCGAGTTTATAACCTGTCTGATGTGATTGATCGACCCGACGAACTACTTGCACCGCGAATGCATGTACGTGTGCAATTAGACATTGGTATCAGCTATGAAGAAGCTAACTTTATCAAAGAAACATTTATAAAAACTCATAATCTTAGAGAAATGGCCTTGATTCCTGCTAAGAATGCCGACATTGATACCGATATGGCACCGGGCGATATTAAGTTTGAATCTGTAGATCAAATTGTAACAGATCAAATTACAGCCATCGACAGCGAGTTTTATGATTCGAAGCTATTATTAAAAATTTATCAGAATCTATGATCCAGTTTAGGAATACTAAATTTTGGCAAAACTATTCTGAGTACGATAAGATTGTTGATCAATCGTCAATGCGTTCTACTGTGGACGCAGTAATATATTGGCGATTGCTAAATGCTTACAAGTTTAAAAACTTTTTAGAAATTGGAATTTATCAGGGACTAACCACAGGATTGTTTTTTGAATCATCCCCAAATGCTTCAGTAACTGGAATAGATCCTGTCGGTCGACTAGAGTTATTTTATAAAAATTATCCAGAACATCAAGATAGATTTACGTTTGTTAATCAACCCAGTCAGGCAGTTACTTTAACTGATACATATGATTTTATTTTAGTCGACGGCGATCACGATTATGATCCGGCTATTTCGGATATCACTAAATGCTTGCCTCATTTAGATACAAATGGAATTCTAGCACTAGACGACTATAAGTCCATAGGTGTTGCTAAAGCTATCAAAGACCTGTATAATTTAACGACAGACTGGGTTCCGTTTTTACGAGCCGAGCAAACAGAATTTTGGCATCATCGTAGTAATGATCAGGGAAAGTTCTTGGATTCTCTATTAACCGATCCTATCAGCAAGTTTATTTTTATACAAAACGAGTTTGATTCTTACAATAACTGTATTTGCACAGCAAAGACATTGGGTATTTTTACCGATCAAACAGAATATTTTGACCTGGCACTAAAACATTATAACATATGATACATATCAAAAATCTCACTGTACGTAATTTCATGAGCGTAGGTAATGCTACACAGGGAATCGATTTTGATCGCAGAGACTTAACATTGGTCTTGGGCGAAAACTTAGATCTGGGTGGTGATGGTTCACGTAACGGCACGGGTAAGACAACTATTATCAATGCACTTAGCTATGCACTTTATGGTAATGCGTTAAGTAACATTCGCAAAGACAACTTGGTTAACAAGACTAACGGCAAAAACATGTTGGTTAGTTTAGATTTTAATGTTAACGGACAAGAGTATCGTATTGAACGAGGACGCAAGCCTAACGTATTAAAGTTTTACGTTAACAATCAAGCTCAAGAGGCAACAGACGATAGTCAAGGCGATAGCAGAGAAACACAAGAGGCGATTGAACACACACTAGGACTCAGTCACGATATGTTCAAACATATTCTTGCACTGAATACCTATACAGAGCCGTTCTTAAGCCTTAAAGCCAACGATCAACGTACCATTATAGAACAACTTTTGGGCATTACTTTATTAAGTGAGCGAGCTGACAAGATCAAAGAACTTAACAAGTCTACCAAAGATGCTATCAGCCAAGAAGAATTCCGTATTCGTGCTGTACAGGAAGCTAACAAACGTATCGAAGGACAGATTGAAAGTTTACGTAAGCGTCAAAAAATGTGGACCACTAAGCAAGCAGAAGATGTTGCCGGGCTTGAATCAGCAATTGCCAGCCTTGAACATATCGACATCGATTCCGAAGTTGCTGCTCACAAGGCATTAACAGAATATAATAACCTAGTTAAAGAACGTGCCGATATAGAAAAAAGTTTAGCCAGAGCTCGATTAGATCAAGCACGGGAAAAGAAAACAGCAGATAAACTAAAACAAGAACTTGATGCGTTGATCAATCACAAATGCCATTCATGTGGGCAAGACATTCACGATGATAAACACGACGAATCGGTTGCTGCTAAAGATCTTGAATTTGATGCAGCCTGTGTCGAAGTTGACTTGCTAGGTGTCGGCATAATGGAGTTGGAAAACGAACTAGACGACTTGGGCGGACTAGGGTTGCAGCCTAAGGTGTTTTACGATACCTTAGAGGATGCGCTTAATCATCGCAATAGCTTAGAAGCACTACGCAAAGAACTTTCTACACGTTCTGCAGAAACTGATCCCTACGGTGAACAGATTGAGGATATGCAAAATCAAGCACTACAGGAAGTTACATACGATCAAATGAACGAGTTAACAAGATTACAAGAGCACCAAGAATTCTTACTAAAGTTGTTAACCAACAAAGACAGTTTTATACGCAAGAAGATTATTGAACAGAATCTCAGCTACTTAAATGCCAGACTTACGTACTACTTAGATCGTATTGGTTTGCCGCATACCGTTGTATTTCAAAACGATTTAAATGTCAGTATTGAAGAACTAGGTCGAGAATTAGATTTTGATAATCTATCACGTGGTGAACGTAACAGACTTATCCTTAGCATGAGCTGGGCATTCCGCGATGTATTTGAAAGTTTATATCAACCTATTAATGTTTTGTTTATCGATGAAATGATTGACAACGGTCTTGATACACAAGGCGTAGAAAATGCATTGAGTTTATTGAAACAACTTAGCAGAGAACGACACAAATCAGTTTGGTTAGTAAGTCACAGAGATGAACTAGCAGGACGAGTGGAAAACATCCTGCGTGTCATTAAATCTAACGGGTTCACTGAATATAGTACCGATACCGACGTCGATATTGCATAATTTTAGGCCTGACTGGATCTGTCATAACTATGCAGTATGACATGGTATTATAATGGCGAACCGGTAAACGAACTACCCGAAGATGCAGTTGGGTTTGTCTACTTGATCACGTGTGTTACAACTGGCAAAATGTATGTGGGCAAGAAGCTTGCAAAATTTGCTAAGACCTCGTATAAAGTAGTAAAATTAAAGAATGGCACTAAAAAACGTAAGAAAATCAAATCTAAAATATCATCAGACTGGCAAGATTATTTTGGATCATCGGAAGAACTTAACAAAGATGTGATACTATTAGGACAGGATTCTTTTAAGAAAGAAATACTAAGATATTGTAAAAGCAAATCCGAGATGTCTTATTACGAGGCAAAATATCAATTTGATAATGATGTATTATTAAACGAGGATAAATGGTATAACGGATGGATATCAGTCAAGGTAAGAAAATTCAAACTGTGATAAAAAAAGATGCGATCAACTAAAAGCAAACTGGAATAAGCCCGGACATCAAGAAAATATATCTAAAATAATGTCTTCATTAAAATGGTGTAACGACGGTATTAGGAACTATCGAAAATCTTTTATTCCAGACGGAATGGTTCCTGGTAAATTACGCATTCATAAATCAGCAATACAGACAACTTTATAGGCAACTTCAGCAGTAAGACTAGCATCGGTTTATTTCGGATGCCCTAAACCTGGACGAAAGTCGCAGGGATGGAAGCCTTGTCGCTGCAACAAGCACTCAACTACTATCCTTAACAGGACGAAGATCGCTTTTAAGACCCGCGGTTTAGTTGTTTGAAAAGATTAAAAAAGGCAAAATGAGGGACAGTGAATTCCCAGGTTATTACATAAGATAACGTTTATTGTAATAGCTACCGTTGTATATTAAGACTGAACGAGCAGGTACCGGACAACCGCCTGCGCTGTGTAGAAGTTTACATTATAGTTCTAACGTTATGTGGTTTGTGCGAGCTCAGATGAAGCCCAATCTTTTCTTAACCCTGTAGTGGGTTAAGTGTGGCTGTTGAGTCTAGATGAAGTATCTTAGTCGCTTCGCTCTACTTTCTACTGTCAAGATAAAAAATAATGTTGTGAGCGATAGCGAAACAACAGATGTTCGCAGAACATCTTACAAGTCATCTGGAAAATCCCTGAAGAGCGCATGTTGGATCGTCGAACAATCAACAAATTGATTGAATGATTTGTGTTTAGTTTCTAGCTCACCTTCAAGTGGAGCAACACGTTTAAACGCATCATCCATTTGTGCCATGCCAGTAAACTCCATTAAAATCATAAATTCAGGCATGTCAGCAATACTACGGAATCCCATTTTACAACGAGTAATCCTATATGACTCCATCTTTCCTTCGCTGATTAAATGATCAAAAAAACTCTTCATTCCGTTAACCCATTGCAAATCAGAAATGTCGCCTTGTTTATTTGCCCAGATAGTGTAAATGTCCATTATTGCATAGGTCCTAGTAGTTCAAAGCCTTGTATGCCTTGTTTATATAAATGTGCTTGATCTAAGTAGAGATATTGAAATCCACGTTCTCTATAGATAGCACATTCTGTTTTTAAACTTTCTATGCCCAACCGTAGCTTAGGATCGTGATAAGTCCAAGCAAATTGAGCACACAAAGCATTAACTGTATCGTAGCGTTTAATTAAAGAGAACGCTACTAACTTGCTGTTATTGTAGTAGCCTATGACATCCGTATCGGGATCAGTGTATTGGCTATCAAATATAGGCATAACGCTGCCAAAGTGTTTGTAGATACAGTAAGTTCTGTATATGCCGTTCAGTTGTGAGATGTCGGGCTTTGCTATGTAACACCATTCTACCGTAGGAATGTAGGTAGTTTTGGCAAGATCTATTCTAGCATACTCGTAAGTCATAATCTAGGATCCTTGCGTCCTGCAAATAATTCTGTCAGATATTCTTCAGGCCAGTCTTTGTAATAGCCTTGTCGAGCTAACAGTTGTGCAAAGTGATTGAGTTTAGATAAGTCTTGTAAGAATACAACGGCGTAAGTACCTTGGTTCATAACAACACCGTTTACAGTTTCTACTGATTCGGGATGATCCGCTAAGGCAAATAATCCCCTGGCAGTTAAAAAATCACTGTTAAGTTTCTGTACTAGATTTTCAAATTCGTCAGCAGTGAAACTGCTAGCATCGTAAGCATAAGCAATAACTTCAAAATTGTCCATGGTCACTGATTTTAAATCGGTAACAGGATCAACTGTGCCTAATCGTATATCAACTGTGCCGGCAAATCTAGCTCGTCTTGCATACGGGCAAGGTGGCCAGCCGGCTAGATTTGCATTGGGCTGCTCAACAAACTCAATGAGCCATTTGGTTATATCTGACTTTACTTGATCAATGTCCATGCTAAAAAAATGGTAAGCCGCTTTTCTTAGTGGTCTCTAAGTTTTCTTTGATAATACGACCAATCAGTTCTCTTTCCGTATAACTAAGATTCATTATTTCATTGTAGGTAATCCCGCCACGCATGTACCAACAGAGTTTAAGTTGTTCGCTGCGAATCTGTTCGGCCTCCTTATCCATTTTGTCTACCAGTGCTTCAATCTGGTGGTAATTAGAGATTAGGAGGCGGGATCGAAAAAATTAGCCATATCCAATGTAAAGACCTGTGTATATTGATGCTGACATGCTGGGCATGTAACATTTAATGGTTTAAGTTCACTATCTTCTCGTAATTTAATAACATAATCTCTAACAGCGGTGAATAAATTTCGATCGCAGTTGTGTAAAAATTCTTCAATGTGAGCTTGCTCGACAACAATACTGTTAGGAGTTCTTATTTCTGTAATACTTTGACTCATTGCAGTTACAGTGACTTCAACAAGACTTTTCATCATTGAGTTAAGACGTGTTATTTTATCTGTTTCGGGCATTTCGGTATTATCGTTGACTGCTTGCAACATTTTTTGTTGTTCAAACTGTTTCAAACTATTGTTGGTCATTTCGCGATATGACAACGGACGGAAATGTAATTGCAAGTCACCCTTGACTAAAGGCTGATCGAAATCAGCGGATTTTAAGTTATCAATAACTGTGCGTAAATCTAAACCAAAATCATGTTCTTCGCCGCAGCTGGGACAAGTTGATGAAATATCCATACTATGCCCATAACTGGCAATACGTATAGCAACTAACAGCACATCTAAGTCGATACTGGGAGTTGCCCAAGCATTAATAACATTTGGACAGCAGCTTTGTATAACTCCGGTCACTGCTTCGCCATTGAACAAGGCGTCCGGAGTACGATAAGTGATTTCGTCAATTGCAGTCATTGGTAACACAGGCAATTCGCCGTTTTCGGGATAGTTCAAAGAACCAGCAGGCCAGTTCTTGCCGTTACTGGGTAAACGTGTGTAAATGGCCGGTTGACGGAAAAACTTCATTAGCGGATTGGAATTCATGGAAAATCCTTAGGTAAATATAGTTGTATACTTATCTGGATTTAACGGTACCAAGAAAATATGACAGAAGCCGAATTACAAGATCTATTAGAAAAGATTGCCCGCCAGACCGAATCCCTGGAGGAACTTACTTCTACCTTAAAAAACAATAATAAAGCCAATAAAGCAGGTGCATCCTCTAGCGGAAGCGATTATTCAGAATCTTATTCAAAACTTGCAAAAACCCTTGGCGAATCTGTTAGTAGTGCGATTTCAAAATCATTTATTACAAAATCTCGTACAGAAAAAGTAGCAAGCAAAGCAACCGGTGCGGCGTATAAAGCCGGAGCAACTGCAACAGATTCAATGAAAGCAGGCGACATTGCTGTTAAAAACTTTACTAAAGCAGTTAACAAAGCAGCAGGAGATCTAACAAGTTCTTTTGCATCGTTAGGTTCGTCTTTTACGAAAGGTACTGCTGGTGCTGCTTCATTTGCTGACGCAGCAGCATCGGGTGGGAAATTCTTATTAGCAACATTTGGAGCATCTGGTCCTTGGGCTGTAGCAGCAGAACTGGCCTTGGATGCAATGGTCGCATCTGCTAAACAAGCAGATAAGCTGCATGCAAAAAACGAAGAATTACAAAAATCCGGTGCTAATGCCACTGATGGGTTAAACAGCGTCAACAAGATGCTGGGCAATTTTGGACTTAGCGTCGATGAAGCCAATAAAATGCTCAGCCTGTTGTCAGGTAATACACAAGCATTACTCATGTTTCGCACAACAGTTGCAGACGGCGCCGATGCTTTGTCAAAAGTATTCGCCGATATGGGCGAGTCAGGTCTAAGAAAAGAATTAAAATTATTAGGCGTAAGCTACGAAGAACAAAGAGAAAGTTTAGCAAGTAATCTATCACTTCAATCAAGACTTGGTCGATCTCAACAGATGTCAGTTAAAGACATGGCAAAAAGTACTGCTGATTATCTAAGAGAACAAGATGCCCTGACACGATTAACCGGTGCTACACGCAAGGAGCAGGAAAACGCTCGCGAACGTTTTATGGCCCAAGAACAAGCTCGTTTAAAAATTGAAAAATTAAAGCGAGAAGGTAAAACTGATGAAGCTGCTAATTTAGAGCAGACTAATAAACAAGTAACAGCTATTTTTGGCGAAGACATTGCTAAACAATTTGCTACAATGTCTGATGGTATTATCACTGAACAAAACAAAGGTCTGCAGATTTTAACCAATGGTATGGCAAGAGAAATTGCCATGCGTAAAGACTTAACACCGTCACAAAAAGCTGATGAACTACGTAAAGCATTAAAAGCAGCACAAGGTGGAGGTGTTGAGCAACAGGCAGCAGTAGGAAACTTTGAAAAATTAACCGGCATCAATTACGGCAAGTATATGGATGCAATGGAAAAATCCACTGATCTTGAAAAACGTCGCAATGATGTTATGCAGCAACAGTTAAAACTGTCAGAAGGCAAAGGCAACGTTAAAGAAATGGCTGATATTGACGAAGCCAATTTAAAAATAAAAAAAGCCTGGATGGATTTCTTGCAATTAGTTCAAGGTCCGTTAATGAAAGGTTTTTCTATAGTGGCCAAAGTTGTCGGTGCGCTTGCTTCTGCATTCAGCGCACTGTTTAAAGCAGTAGAATTTATCGGTGATGTTATTGATAAACTATCAGAGGCGGTTGATACTATATTGACACCTTTTACCAGGCTCGGTGATGCAATTTCAAGTTTGATCGAAACTATAACAAATTGGATAGCGCATCCGATTGACTCAATTGGTAACTTATTCAGTTCAGGTGGATACACCGGCGATGGTGGCAAATACGAACCTGCTGGTGTAGTACACAAAGGCGAATATGTTTTAAATGCAGAAACAACTCGAGCACTGGGTTTAAATCAATTGCCTGGCTATGCCAGCGGCGGCCTTGTAGGAAATGCAGGCATTAAAAACATAACAGGTGGCGGTGGTGATCTCACTGATACCAACAAGACTGTACATTCTTTTGATGAAGGTCTGAAAAAGATAATGCAAAACCCAGCCTTATTTGGCACCGGCGATAATAGTTTGCTTGGGTCAAGAGGTGTATTATCTCAATTGACAGATACATTTAAAAATCTATTAGATTCAATTGATGGTACTGGCGGCAGTCTTATTGATACAATTACTGGTTGGTTTTCCAAAAGTTCGGCACCGACAGCTACTGGAGTAAACTGGTCAGGCGGAAGTTATTCTGGCGGAACTGGCGGAACTGGTGGTGGTTATGTTATAGGTGGAGGAACAACTGGTGGCGGTGCTGCTACCGGAAACATACCTGCTACGCAACGAGGAATGAAAGGTGGAGCTACACAAGCTGGTCCTGCAGCTCCTGCATACGAAGGCCTTGGCAGTATGTCTGCCAAGTACGAATCTGGATCCAGAGGTAGTGAAGCAATAGGATACGATAAAACCGGGGGTACCAGCTACGGCAAATATCAAATAGCCTCAAAAACTGGTACTATGGATAAGTTCATGAGTTATCTTCAGGAAACTAATCCAGCAGCCGCAGCAAAACTACAAGCAGCAGGTCCGGCAGATTCTGGTAAAGATGGCAAGTTTGCTCAAACTTGGCAGGATATGGCCAAATCTGGAGAATTAGGAACTTCCGAACACGATTTTATAAAGAAAACACACTACGATCCTGCAATGGCTGGCATTAAGGACAAAGGCCTATCTGACATGATCGGAGGTAACAAAGCCCTCCAAGACATGATGTGGAGTACTTCTGTACAGCACGGTGGTGCAGGTGCATCTGGCATAATGAACAAAGTTTATAAGCCGGGTATGAGTGCAGAAGATCTTACTAAAGCTGTATATGCAGAACGCGGTACAAGATTTGGCAGCAGTGACGAAAAAACTCGTGCTAGTGTTCAAAGTCGTTTTGGAAAAGAACAAGAAGAAACTTTAGCAAGATTAAAAGACCCTAACTCAAACGTAGCAATGGCTGCTCCCGGAATGCCTGTTGCGGCTGCTCCTGGAATGCCCGGAGCTGTTGATGCGAACGGACAGCCTATAGCTGGACCGACAATGCCTGTTGCAACAACAGCACCTACATCTACTCAAGTTTCAGACATGATGGCCGGTGCTCAGGCACAAAACCAAGCTGTAGTTGCTGGGGGAGTTGGAGCTGCAACTGCAGGAGCAGGAGCTACCGGCGCAAATCAAGAAACAGCACAAGCTGATCCGCATCAAACACAATTATTAGAAAATCTAGTGTCATTGACTCGAGATCAAAACGCTACTATGAACAAAATACTACAGAGTAGTACAGCTTAGTGATAAGTAAACTACTACAATCGGAATAGATTAATGGCAGATCAAGACAAAAAAGGGTGGAAAAAGTATTTTAAAGTCGCTAACGTAGCCGGCGACATAAGTCCATTGTCTGGCAGAGGTGCCGATGGATTGCCCGGATACGGACGTAACGATGGACGTGATCCTTTACGTGGACATGCAGATATTGTATATCGTAATTATGCAAGTCGTTTGCCCGAAGTTTATACAGGACATCCTAATCGCGTTGAGCGTTATAATCAGTACGAAAACATGGATAGCGATACAGAAATCAATGCCTGTTTGGATATCTTAGCTGAATTTTGTACACAAACTACAGGTGACAATGTAGTACCTTTCCAAGCCAAATATAATGATAAACCAACTGATAACGAAGTTGAAATTATTAAAAAACAACTGTTACAGTGGGTTAAACTTAACAAGTTAGATCAACGTATCTTCCGTATTTTCCGTAATGTACTCAAATACGGCGATCAAGTATTCATTCGTGACCCTGAAACATTTGAGTTAATGTGGACTGACATGACTAAAGTTGCTCGTGTTATTGTTAACGAGTCAGAAGGTAAGCGTCCAGAACAGTATGTTATTCGCGATATCAATCCTAACTTCCAGAATATGACTGTAGCAGTTAAAACTACTACAGACTATAATAGTAATCCGCCATCAACAGGATATGTTGCACCCTATAACTATTCAGTTCCTAACGGAACACAAGGTGGCGGCACAAGCCGTTTCCAAGCAGCTATGAACGAATCAGTTATTGATGCTAAACACGTTGTTCACTTAGGACTTAGCGAAGGTTTAGACTTTTACTGGCCGTTCTCAATGAGCGTGTTAGAAACAATTTTCCGTGTATTCAAACAGAAAGAATTGTTAGAAGATGCTGTGCTTATCTATCGTACAGCTCGTGCTCCAGAACGCCGTGTGTTTAAGATTGACGTAGGTAATATGCCAAGTCATATGGCTATGGCCTTTGTTGAGCGTGTTAAAAATGAAATACACCAACGTCGTATCCCAAGCCATACAGGCGGTGGACAGAATATTATGGATAGTAGCTATAATCCTCTGAGTATTAACGAAGATTACTTCTTTCCACAGACAGCAGACGGCCGCGGATCGAGTGTAGAAACATTGCCAGGCGGTGCTAACTTAGGTGAAATTGACGACTTAAAATACTTTAACAATAAAATGTGCCGTGGTTTACGTGTACCAAGTAGCTATTTGCCAACTGGTCCTGACGACAGTGATCGTCCAATGAACGATGGTCGTGTAGGTACAGCACTTATACAAGAATACCGTTTTAACCAGTATTGCGAACGTTTACAGCGTCTTGTTATACAGAAGTTAGATGACGAATTTAAGATGTTTATGCGTTGGAGAGGCTTTAATATTGACAGTAGTCTGTTTAATATTGCGTTTAATCCACCGCAAAACTTTGCTAGCTACAGAGAAGCAGAGTTAGATACAACTCGTGTCAGCACATTCCAAGCATTAGAACAAGTTCCTTACATGAGTAAACGTTTCTTACTTAAACGCTACTTAGGATTAACTGAAGAAGAGATTCAGGAAAACGAAGATCTTTGGCACGAAGAACGTGTTGATGTCGAAGCACCTACTGCACAAGGACAAGACTTGCGTGGTGTCGGTATTAGTCCAGCTGATTTTGAAGGCGATATTAATACTGGTGAAGAAATGTCTACATTAGGCGAACCTGGCACTTCTGAAAGTCCTGCAGGTGCTCCTGCTGGCGGTCAAGCTGCTGCTGGCGCTGGAGCTCCTGGTCCCGGAGGGCCTGGAGCTGTTCCTGGAATCGGCTAAATACTGTTATGATACTAACAGAATTATATCAACGCAGCCCAAGTCAATACCAGGATTTAAGCCAAGACAACAGTCAGCCTAAACTGGGTGATCTACGTAAAACCAAATTGACATTACGTCAAATCAACAAGCTACGTCGAATGTCAGATGTGCGGGCATACGAGTTTAAAGAAAAACTCAAAAAAGTAAAAACTATGTATGCTCCACCGGCTCAACCAGTAGTCTAATAATTTTTTAATAAAAACACCAAAAAACCACCGTTATCTAGTAAGATTATTCAGTCTATCGTAAATATCTTACAGAGCCATTACAACGGAGGTCCTCAATGAATAAGTTTGCACAACTAATTGAATACGTCATTAATGACGAAAATGAAAAGGCCCGTGAACTTTTCCACGACATTGTCGTAGAGAAAAGCCGCGGCATTTATGAACAGATGATGGAAGCTGAAGAACAGGAAGAATCTGTCGAAGAAGCTGAAGAAATGGAAGAAGAATCTGTTGAAGAAGGTATGGATGGTCACTTAGGTGGCGATCAATCAGACGACTTAATCGACGATATCGAAGTCGAAGAGGAAGGCGTTAACATGGAAGGCGAAGAAGACGGCGAAGATATGGATTTCGGCGACGACGAAGCTGGCGAAGAAGGTTTAGAAGATCGTGTAGTTGATTTAGAAGATAAACTAGACGAACTAATGGCTGAATTTGAAAACCTAATGGGCGGCGAAGCACAAGAAGAAGAACATGATGACATGGATTTCGGTGATGAGGCTGGCGAAGAAGAGTTTGGTATGGACGACGGAATGAGCGACGAAGAAGTTGCTGATGACGAATACGAAACAGAAGGCATGATGGAAGCTGTTACATTAAAAGCTGCTCCTGCTGCACAACGTCATGAAGGCGAAGGCATTAACAAGAAAGCTGTATACGCTGCTAATAGCGGACAAGCTGGAATGGCTGCTAAGCCTGTTAAAACTGGCGAAGCCAGCATGAACGACGGTGGAAGCCACGACACTTCTGCTTACAAAAATAGTACAAAAGATTTGATCGGCAAGGTGCAAAACACACCTGCACAGTCAACTGTTAAAATGTCTCCTGCTACAAAGCCACATTTGGCCCAGGCAACAGGCGTTAACAACAAGTCTGTGATCAAATAAGGAAACCTGGTAAATGGCTCTTTACCTAAGAGAAAATCTTACTTTCGACGCTGCTCGCATTATTGTGGAAGGCAGTGACGAAGGTAAGAATCTCTATATGAAAGGCATTTGCATTCAAGGCGGTGTTAAAAATGCTAACGAGCGTGTATATCCTGTTAATGAAATTGAACGTGCAGTTAAAACACTGAACGAACAGATTTCCGGCGGATATTCAGTTTTAGGTGAAGTTGATCACCCAGATGATCTAAAAGTAAATCTTGACCGTGTTAGCCATATGATCACAGAAATGTGGATGGATGGTCCTAACGGTTTTGGTAAGCTAAAAATTCTCCCCACACCAATGGGCCAGCTGGTTAAAACCATGCTTGAAAGTGGTGTAAAATTAGGAGTTTCGAGCCGAGGTAGCGGAAACGTTAACGAAGCAAACGGACATGTCAGTGACTTTGAAATAGTCACTGTTGATGTAG